TATTTCCTTCTTCAATGATTGTATTCTAATCTCTTGTCTTCTGGATGTTTTTTTGAATTGTGATTTAAGTTTTATGTATTCGTATTGATAGTCCATCTTATTTGTATTTTGTTTGTTCTGGATAAAATTTGACATTGAATTCTCCTGTTCCTCCATGTCTGTTTTTTGAAATTATAATTAATGCATCTTCTACTTCTGGTTTTTCATCTTCGTAGTATGCAGGTCTAAATGGGAAAAGAACACAATCAGCGTCCTGTTCAATAGAACCTGACTCTCTCAAATCTGATAGCATTGGCTTTTTGTCTGCTCGATGTTCTGCCTGTCTATTTAATTGACTCAAAGCAATCACAGTGATGCCCAAGTCCTTAGCAATTAGTTTCAACTGCTGTGATATTTGACTAACCTCTTGTTCTCTGTTCCTCTGGCTATTCTTAGATTTAATTAAACCAATGTAATCCACTATTAACATATCAAGTCCATACTTTTGTCTATGCAGTTGTGCTTTATACCTGATGTCTGAAATAGTAAGATTTGCACTATCATCAATCCAAAAATCCTCTGTTCGTCTAACAGACCAGTCAATCATATCAGTCAACTGAGACTCAGAAAAATCAGCCCTACGGATATTCTTTGCTTTCTCTTGATATTGAAGATACCTCCCGGCAAGTTGTTCATTACTCATTTCGAGTGATATAAAAAGAACTGATTTACCCATCTCTGAAAAGATTAATCCTGTTCCCAGAGCAAATGCAGTCTTACCCATCGCTGGTCTACCTGCTATAATAATAAGGTCGCCTTTATTCCATCCACCGAGAAAGGAATCTATAAACCACCAACCTGAAGGATTACCAGTTAAATTTTCACCTCTTTGAACTTTCTCCAGCATATCCTCAAGTAACTCACCTGTGACCTTTGCTAATGGCTCAGGGGCTTTCTCTTCAATCCCTCCTGCATTGTTTAAAACCTCCTGAATGTTGTTTACTTGAGTCTTAAGTTGTGTGTCCTTCTCCAGAATCTTAATGATGTCCTCCTTGATTTGTTTCTTAGTGGCTATCGCCCTGATGAGGTCGCAATGTTGTTCAAAGTGTACACTGGTATAATATTGACCCTGAATCTTTGCTGTTTGTATCTTATTTATCCCTTCTCCATTCGCAACAGTAACCAAATCAATTGGAAGGCTATCTATATATAATTCTTTGATTCTGGAAAAAATCGGTTGTAGTTTAGGATTAAAACACTGCTCTGATAATCTGGGAATAAACCGCTGAGTCGATGGGTCTGCCAGTAGGCAACTCAATACATATTTCTCACTGTCCATACTTCTGTTTCATTTTTAAATCAAACTCATCTAAAGTGTTTATCTCATTTACATTAACATTATCATTTACATTAACGGCATTTTTGGTATTCTTTGGTATGCGTTCGGATGCGGTCGCATTCCATCGCTTACGAGCATTTGCAGAATTTCTCTGTCGTATGCTTTCCCATTTCTGTAAATCTCTTTTCAAATTTTGTTTAATAGGTATAAATAACAATCTCGTTAAATCATCAGGTGCATCAGGGTTCTGGTCGTTAACATATCTTAAAATGTGCTTAAATAAAACCCCAGCCTGTTCATTAGTTATTTCCTCTATTGTTTCAATAAGTTCTGTGTAAAGGAGGAAACTATTTTTTTCTTTTGCCATATTTCTTCCTGTATAATGGTTCTACATGTGGACGTTCTGATTCTTTTGCTTGTCTTTCAACTTCTTCTTCAAGTTTTTTCCATTCAGTGTAATCTTTCTTAATTACATCACAGAAAAACATAAAAATAAAACCAATTACTATAAAAGGTACAGCTATTATTACAGGTATATTCATTTTCCAATTATTTCATTTAATCTAACATGAGCGATTTGTAAACGAGTTTTGATTTGTTCTTCTACATCATCTCTTTCAATTTCAACTATATATAATTTTTTTGAGTCTGGCATTCTTGGGTCATAACTAACAAATCTTCCAAAATCAGAATGACTTGCAATCATGCCTAATTGCATCTGCCAGTAATATTCTGGACGTATTGATTTTAGGTCAGTACTATTTTTTATGTTAAAATTTAAAAGGTGATTAGCACTATTAAATGGACATTTGATTTCAACGATAAACTTTGAATCTATTCCAACTCCATCAGGAGAATATCCAGCGTAATCATAATAAGGGAACATCATATATTTCTCACCTCCAAAATATTCAGTTTGTTCAAAAGTGAGATTTTGATATTTTAAAAAAGCCTCTTTTTCATATTCCTTACCCCAATCAATAGCACGACCAAAAGTTTCTTTTTCCATTCCAGATAAAATACAAGCCGCTTTCTCATATATATATGTCTCAGCAGTTTTAGGAAGGGTAGAGCCTGTTCGGCTCTTACCCATCAATTTGTGTATTTCAGAAGCAGTAAACCTTTCTCGTCTTGCTTCTAACCATTGTTCTTCACTATTAAAAATCATTTTCTTATATCCATTAATTGTTGTTTAACATCAGGTTGTAAGGCGTATTGGGCTTCAATATCCTTTATTGGTTTACCTTTTTTCATATGTTCAACAGCGTGAATCCACATTGTATGTTTAGGTGTAAGCCATTCCTTAACTGCCTTTACTTGATGACCACTTGCTGAATTTCCATCATCGTCTGCTTGGTTCAAGTTGAATATAGAAGCCAGTGCATAACGTCGAGAATAAGTCAAAGCACTTCCATACTGCTGTGGGTTGTTAGCATCCCTCATTCTTAAAAGTTGTTCAGATTGCATCCATTCTCCACTCTCAACGTGATAAACCTTTGTAACTAATACATCATCGTGTGGGTGTTGAGTAATCAGTAGCCCTAACTCTTGACAGACTGGATTGATAGTAGTTAAGATAGAGTTTAAATCTGCATACTTCGATTGGAAGTGGTCGTTTTTTGCTGTCTTCTTAACAGCGTTTACTTTTCCTTGAAAGTCAAATAAAGCCTTTACAAGGTTCTTTGTTTCGTTACTTGTTTTCATAATATTATAGGTGTGTTTTTAATGTGGTCGTTTAAAGTAAAATCAGATACAAAATCATACAACTCAGTCGGAGACATTAAATCCCATCTGATTTCTTCGTATGGTATCTCATCTTCATTAGAAGGTACTGCACCATTGGAATCTGTTTCTAAATACTCAGGATAAACATCAGCCCAATTATCTTTCCAGTATTCTGAAAATTCTTTTAGGTCATAATGAATTGTGTGAAATGCGTATCTTATCTCAAGATACCGCTCGGTTATATAGATAAACTTGTTCATGTGGTAAATATACACACATTTTAAGAATTATCCACACTTATAAGAAAAAAAATTATTCTCTTGCCATATACTCACCAATTCTCTGTGCAAGAATTTGAGTGGTTACTTTTTTAAGTGCTGGAACGATGAATGGTTGTTTCTTTGTTCCACTTGCTCCAATCTTATTTGCAATAGCAAAGGCAAGGCTTTTTGTTGCTTGTATTCGATTTTTTGCATCTCTAATTATAGATGACTGCTGAATCTCTCTCTTTTCTTGTATATAACGAATAATTGCTTCCACAGGTGGTCTTTTACCTGCTTTACGACCATACTCTACAAAGTTCGCATAATTCTCTGCTTGTGTTTCTAATATATATCCGTTTCGACTCTTTTTTAGTATGTTGGTTATTGATGAGGCTAATGTTCCAGAAGCATTTGTTTTGTTCTTCAACAGATTTGATACCATCTGTTGTTTTAACTCTTCACCCCAATTCTGAATGATACGTTGTAATTCATCTTCAGGTGCCGCTTCCTCTTGAGATATACCTGCAGTTGCGGCAAACCCAAGTGCTTCTTTCATTCTGTTAGCAAAAGGGTCATTACCTTCGATAGTCGTATTATGTAAGTTGTTGCTTGGCATAAGCGTGAAAGTCTTGGAGTCTATTCAACCAACCTCTCCCAAAAAACTTAAATGATTTTAACTGCTGTAAAAACTGAACCCTATGGTCGTATGACTTGAGATAGACGTATGATTCACCTTTCATGTGTATCAGCCTATTTAAGGTACTTAATGTCTGTTTCCCTATCTTACCATCCACAGCAATAGAGAAACCCTCTGAGACGATAAATTTCTGTAATTGCTTGGCTGCTCCATATACTCCAGAACCCCAAGCAAAATCTGCCCAGAACTCAGCAATCAAATCCGATTCAATATCATCTGCTTTGATACCTTTCCAATATAGTTTGTAGATAGACTTCCAATCTTCGTGAGTCATCTCATAAAAGCGTTTTACTGATTCTTCTGAATCTCCGTGCTGTGCTTTCCAAGCCGCCCAAGTAATCCCTTTGTTCGTGTGAACGCCTGAGCCATCAGGCACACAGTTTGATGATGCACTATCTTTTGAGTGCTTAGAAAGTCCTCCTTCCCAGCGAAGGATATAGTCCAAATTTGCATTGTTTATGTTACCCATTTTGTATTTCTTTGACAAGTCTGTTAACGTACCATTGACATTTAAGCAAGTCCTCTGTCCCATTTTTACGCTCATAACGCCAAATATATTTAATAATATTACCTTTAAGATAGCCCTTGAAACATTCATTGCTCATGCTTGATTTAATTGCTTCGATGCACTCGACCTCACCGCTGTAGTGAGTCGGGTTGTTCACACTGTCTGCCATATATATTTAAACTCTTCAAATTGCAAATCTACATAAAAAATTAACCCGTTGTCCATAAATACCTGAGTGACTTCATAAAATTGAGCAGCACCAGATACTTTGCTCAAATCAATAACACCACGCTCAACAATTTCAACCTCATCGGCATCCATCTCCAGACCCAACTTGTGATAAATGGGGTCGACTTGGTCATCTCGAAATATATAGTTTACGTCTATCTTCATCTTATCTTGTATGTAAAGGCATTTACTTTTAATTCATCTTTGCCGTCTTTTCTTATTCTTTCAGGATGCAACTCTAACCATCTACCACCTAAAGGCTTAGGACTTGCCCCTCTCTCCACATGCCAACCTCCTTTGCCTTCGTTGTATTCTTCCTTGTATGTTGCAGTTCTAATCATTAGAATATCTTTCAACTTGACTTTGTTGCTTTGGGTTAGCCTTTCAACTGTATATGTCAATTCGTGGTCTTCGTGGACATGCCCCATCCAAATCATATCAGCACCCTCTACAAAGGTCTGCATCCTGTTGAACTGAATAGTACCCTTCGTCACTGGTCCACCACCTCCTGAACCATGAAAATACTTGATATTAAAATTGACTTTGCCGCTACTATTCTTCTGAGCGAAGTTGTACACTATCCAACCACCATACCCTCCAACCTCAATATTGGTATCATTTTTAGAGTTAAGCCCATAAACAAAACGTTCAATTACATCTGTTTCTTGCCGCTTGAGTATGTTCGTTTCGTGATTGCCATAACCAACTACCTTTATCAAATGAGCATAAGGAGAAAACCACTTGACCGCATCATTCACAACGGCATCTAAATAGTTTGCCTTGTTGTGTTCTGGTCGAATATCGCTTTTGTTCTTACGAGGGTCATAAGCCCCCTGCATCAAACAGAATGTGTCACCATTAAGCAGTATGTCCGCTTTGATTTCTTTTGCTTTTTCGAGATGGCTTCTGAGTAAGTCACGGTCACACTTTGGATTATCCCAATGGGCATCACTGATGAGTAATACCTTTTTTGGCTCGAATGTGTTTCTGATGATGTGTACATTTGTTTTCATAGTATTAAAGCCAATATGAACAAAGCAAACTGAACAGCGTTAACGTTTCTCAATATTTTGTTTTTGCTTTTCTCTTTGGCAATGGTTTTTTCTTGGTTAGTAATTATCGTTGCCTGTTTATGTAGGGATATACTATCCTTATGTGCTAATTGAATGTATAATGCTTGTTTTTCCCTACACTCTATGCATTCAATCAGTCGTTTGTTGATTTCGTGAATCGTACTGTCTGAAAATTGAGAGTAATTCCTCTGTGGTGTTAGCACTATGTAGGCTATCACTATATACTTGAGTAATGCTGTCAATTTTTTTGTCCACTGCATAGATTTTGTTTATAACTAAAATTCTATCACGTTGGTATGTCGCAGTAGGATTCGAGATAGGGGGTGTTGACCTGCAAGTCGATTGCATAACCAGCAACAACGTCAGTCCTTGAATCAGCAAAAGGGTCAGCAGTGCTGTTCGCAATGATTTGAAAGTCTTCATCGTTGATATAATTTCGTTTAAGTAGAGTGACAAGGTCAAGCAATATTCCAGCAGTGTCTGAAAGAACCTCGTTTGTGTTACTACCACTCTCAAACTGCCTGTCTGCTATTATTAAAGTGAACAGATAAGTCACAAGTTTATTCTCTGAATCAAATTGAAATCCGTTCGGAATCAACCAAACAAGAGGATAGTATTCTACTTCTTCAACTGCAAAGTCAAACTCTTGACCGACCTGAAATTTGCCGACCATTTTGTGACTTTCCGCTTGTGTTCTGAATTTTGCTATGATTTGGTTTAGTGTCATAAATCTTCTTCAATTTGGCTTCGTTTTTTAGCCTCCATTTATTCTTCTGGGAAGTCATAGTTGAAATAACAATCATCATCGGTACCACCAAGATACATACCTCCAAAAAACGCAGTATTGCTTGGCTTTATGGCATCGAATCCAGTACCATAATTCAAATACAAAGGATATTTCTCAGGGTATTCTTTGAGATATGCTCGTAGCCTATCTGCATAGTATTCGGCTTTGTCTCTGTATCGTTTCTCAATCATCGTCAACTCATCCGTTGTGACAGGCGTTGCATTTTCAGAATTTCTGGATGCTACTGTCTTGTTCAAAAACTTAAACGTTAACGGCATCATTGACTCCACCAGCGTGTAGTATTTAAGACATGGTGCGATGTATGAATCTAACAGGGTTGTGTTATCAGCAGTTAGTGTACCGTTGTATGCTTGGTCTTGAAGTTCATCGTAAACACCTGAACCTACTATGTCTCGAATGTATATTTCTTGAGCCTCTTTAATAGATGCTTTTAAGAGTTTATCATCAAGGTTCTCGTTTAAAGGAGTATTATCCTTGAGATAGTTAACTGATATGTAATAAACGAAGTTTGCCATTTATATTTTTTTTCTAACTAAACGTGAACGCCATTGATGTCTACAATATGGTACATGTGTATTTGTTCCTTTAATTGTCATCCAGCCGCCTCTTCTTCTCCAGACATCATAACCAAGTATCGAACTCATTTGGTCAATTTCATCTCTGGTATAAAGACGATTTAAAGCAGATAAGCGAACACAAAAATCTCTGCTTGTTGGGATTATTTCGTTTCCAGATATTCCAAATGCTTTTGCATATTCATAACGAATTTCAACTTCTGTCTGAATATTGGCTTCTTCTAATTCATTTGAACCTGCAGATGTTATTTGAACTGTTTCTCCATCGAAATTGATTAATCCATCACCTCTCATACGTTCTAATTCACGAACAATGTCTTCAGGATTTGCTTTAATGTTACTTACTAACTCAGAGACCTCTACAATTCCACTGCCTCTTACAAACTGCAAAATCATTAATCCTAAAGCACTGGCAAAATCAAATGAAACTTCTTCAAATGATTCTTTACTTGAACCAAACTCTTCAAATACACCCATATCGTCGTCATCGTTCCATCCAAAAGGATTTTCTTGTTTGAATTGAACATTTTCGACCATTCCCATTTCTGCTCTGGCTTCTTCTCTGCTAATTATTCCCTTTTCAAATAAACTAACATAATCTAATCCAATAGGAGGTCTATTAGTTGTTTTTAATTGAACTGGAGCAACATATTGAAATACAGAAGAAAGCACTTCATCCAACTCAGCCTGTCTTGGTTCTACATAACTAACTTGAAAAGATTCATATGATTCAATTAATTCATTTCTTCCTCCCAGTTGACCTTCTGTTTTAATACCAAACAACATCGGTGATGTTACACGATGACCTGAAAATATTTCTTCCTGTACAGTATCATTTAGGTCATTAAACTGAATAATTACAGAACCAGCATTGTCTGTTCCAGTGAAATTATCTTTGAACCTACGAATGGTTTTCCTCGCTTCATCAGGAGTTGGAATCCCCTTGAAGAGCTGGATTAGGGTCTGTGCAGAAAAACCTGATTTAATTGAATTAAGATGGAAATTTGAAATTTCAGTATCTATCTCAATATACTTCAAAGCACCTATATAAGAAGGCAAAGGATAAATATCCTGACCTGCTCGATAATATTTATAATAAAGAACCTGTTTTGATTCTCTGGTCTTTGGATTCCAAGGATAGTAGTGTTCAGGCTTCACTCTTCTATCAGTCCAATCATCAGCGTACAGGTAATCACCATCCAAAGAACAGCGGACGTTTTGAAATGGTAAATGATATATTTCAGAAATTGCTGTCTTTGCTTTATTCCAGATAATTTCAATAGCAAATCCATCAAACAACTCAATGTCCTGAGCAATCTTCTTTTTTATAGATTCAAAAGACTCATAAGAGTTGATGTTCTGCATATACTCCTGAGCCTTTGCGATGTCCTCAGTAGATTGACCGATTATCTCAGTCTTGTCACCTGCTAAATAAGCGGCTTTCTGCGTTACAATAGCCGAGTGCTTTGGTGACTTATTGAACAGGTCTATCAGTGTATTGGGGTAGAGATTGTCAGCCCCAAAGGTAATGAACCCTTTTGCTTTGTTCTCTTTAAACGTAGGCAGAGATGACTCTGCAAAGTTCAGTCTGTATATACTATTTTCCATTCTTTACAAAGGTATGATAATGAAACATCGAAGCCCATGTCCATAACGAGGCATATCCGATATTTATAAGTATTTCGGGAATAGGTGGGTATTGAGCCGTTAAGACGTTATACAACGCCCCTAACGCTGGGATAGCCAAGCCTACTCGTAACATAGCTTGTTCAATCAAGTTTAGTTTAGCCAATGCCTTTATATCACGCCCAAATACGAAGATGTAAAACAACGTCGCATTCACGCATATTAGTAAGTTAGCCAATTCGTTAATTATCTGCATCTATTTTTTCTTTAAAGAAACGTTTTGCTACCGCCTCAACTCCCTTTAGTCCTAAGAACCCAAGAATAAAAGCGACACCATTTTGATAGTTAGTTTCAGATATAGACAAAGCCGCACATACAACGGGTGTAATGTAGTTAGCACTTGCAACCCCCGTGATGATAGCAAAAAACGTTTGCTTGATATTCTTTGCCGAACCCTTCCCGAGCAATAACAACGAGCCAAAAAGCCCCGCTATTGATTGCATTATATTTATTCCTATTTCGTCTAAAAAGGTTTTCATATCTCTTCACTT